ATATTCTAATTTTACATCTTCCAAGATAAAGCGGATCATGGCGATCTTCGACAACTCCTTGCCACCAAACAAATCCTTCTTTTCCCATAAAATAGGACATATTAAAAACCTCCTATCACCCTCTTACCATCTTCACTCATTTTTATTGAACCATCCGCCTGTATTGCTGATGAACCATCTACAGATAAATCTGCTGGCATTGATCTGTCTCTACCTACCGATTTAGCTAATGAATCTTTTATTGCTTCAAATTCTATTGTGTACTTTTCTTTAGTAAAATGATGTCGTAATTTAGTAATTAAATAATATCCACTTAAATATGTGTGATTTTGAGATTGTGTAAAACCATCTCTATCTTCAACATATTGTGTAGGCATTTTAAATTCTATCAAATCTCCAACCGTTCTAGTAGATAAACCTGGAGCAGCAATAGTCAATTTAATATTATTCATTTGTTGACTTTGTACTAACCTAGATTGCATCCATTGTTCTACTCTACTTGGAATAATATTAGGTCTTGCTAAATCTCTAGGCTCTCCGTGAATTCCTTCTGAACCTATTGCCTCTTTAAATATTTCATCATGAGCAAAATTAGTAGGATAAAAGGATATCTTTGCTTCTGGTGAACCTAATGCATCTTGTTTTTCAGTAGCTAATTTTCCTGCTCCCACATGAGTAAAACTATCAACAAAGTTTTTAGCATCGTGAGCTTGTTTCAAATATTCTATTACCTGTTCAGCACCATCTGCAGTCATATCTATTTTTCTTTGTAATGCCGCTTTGTCTACCAAATTAAAATCTAACGTATCATATTTCATTCTAATTAAATCATGAGTAAGTAACCTATTAGCATACATTCCATTTTGTAGATTTTTCAAAACATCAAAATTAGAAGAAAATTGATATGAATCAACGGATGTCATTTCTACTGCAATATTTTTAGGTTCATTAGATTGAGCACCTAATCTTTTCGGTTGAACTACATAAGTTTCTTTCACAGGATCTTCTGGTGTATTATATACTATTTGATCTGAAGATGAACCTCTTTGACTAGGAGGACCTGTTGCCTCTAAAGTACGATATCCTAAACCACCACCCACCATAAGAGTTTCCATAGAGACAAAAAAGAATCCTCTTACTGTTTCATAAAAAACAAAACTAGAACCTACCGCGTGCTGTGCCATAGATACTGCTCTTTGTGCTAAAAAGTTAAAAGCTTTAAATGGTGATTGATTTGGTATAATTATATCTGTAGTATTTTTAGTGGGTTCAATAAAGATTTTTTTAGCATGAGGTCTTCCCTGTTTAAAATATTGTCTATAAAGTCTATCAACTACTTTAGATATTTTACTTGGTTCATACTTTTGGGCTGGGTCTAATGCAGATTTCCTAACTTTTTGTTTTAAGTTTACAATAGCTTCTTCAGAAACTAATTGTAATTTATAAGTTATCATCTGATCATTAAGTTTAGTAATATCATTAAGTTTAACTACTCTAAATTTTAAACTAATTCTTCCTTCATTTTGACTACCTTCAAATGGCCCTGGAAAATTATTTTCGGGTTTTCTTTCTTTTACAAGTCCTTTTGTTTTTACTTGAATCTCTACAGATTCTTCACCAATAATAGGAACACTTTCCATCAATCCTATACCATCTACTATTTGTATATTAGCAGTAAGATAAGGCGAAAAAAGACTTTCATAGATATTGAAGTCTGACCAAGCACCTCTCAAATCTATAAAACCTTTTCTATGAGGTGATGTAAGGACAAGTTTTTGAAGTTCAAAATCGCCAGGAAATGAGGGGATTTGTCCTAGTTTCGGTTCTTTTAAAAATTCCGATTTAGTTCCATGATCAGAGGATTCTGGAGTTATACCTACACCCTTATTCCCTCTATCAATAACAGTAAAATTGGCTGCCATTATTCAAGTTTCTCCGCATGTTCTGAAAGTATGTCTGAAACATATCTCTTATCAATTAACTTAATCTCTCGTTTAGCTTCATTCTTTGTAATTTCCCAATTATATTGATATACAATATTTCTATCTGCTGCATTAAGTGTATTATAAGTTGTTAGATCAACTTCAATTTTTTTCTCAGGTACTGGATCTGTTGTTGAAGTTGCTTCTGTTCTTGTTCTAACAATCTGTTCATAATGATGTACTGTATTTTGTGCTGCATTTAGAGTACCATATTTGTCTTTAATATAATTTCCAAATTCCCTAGAATTTAATGGCCAATCAAAAACAGGATCTTGTATATCATTAATTAAAAAGATTAACCACGTATATTTTACATCACCATATTGTTTAAATGCGGTAATATCAGGACGTTCTGATTCTGGTATAGTATAAGGAAAATAATTGACAATAGAACTTGTAAGTATTTGTTTTATTTTCGCTTTAACCATAATGTTAATGGCGGTCTTAGTCTTTTGAGGCTTGGCGCCAGTCATGTCATAATTAATTTGTGGATAATGTGTAAAATATTCAGACATATTACATTCCTTGATTTACTTTTTCTCTGTACATCACATCTACTTCCATAAAGGCAAGTTTCATTGATATAGTTACTGGGTATTGAGTTCCCTCAAAAAATAGAGGAACATTTTCTGTATCGAAATTTAATTCACAACCAGTCAATACTGATTTACCTATAGCAAATAATGGATTCTCGCCGGTTTTAGGTAGGGGTCTTCCATCAACAAAGAAATCAATTTCAAAAGTGTCAGGATATCCAAATAACATTGAAGGTGCTGTTTTACTATCTCCCCCTGCATGAGAAGGTAACATTGCACGTTTAAATGCATTAGTAATTTTTAAACAATTCTTAGATTCATCCTTATTTTGTGGTTTCATCTCAAAATCAAAATTATGTGTCCTCATATCAGTAGGACCTTTATATGCCGCAACTGAAAAAGGATTAAGTACTGCACCACTTGATCTTTCCATTATAGTCTTTACACCTTCTTGAAGAAGATTTAACTTTTCACCACCTTTGAGTAATGCAACTTTTGTAGTTTCACTATTCAGACCCGCAGTTGTGGCGTTCATAACATCTGTAAAAGTAGATACACTAAATTCAGCTGCTCCTGAGGCAACTTTATCTACTGCAGTACCAAGTGCCATTCCTCTCTCACCAATTGCTCCAAGCTGAACCGATTCCCAATCTGATTTATAAGAAGTATTTAAAGCTCCGCCAGGAATGTATAATGCTACATTTAATGTACGTTGTTGAGATTTAAAATCTGTAGCAGTAAACATCATATAATTATCTATATCACTTGAGTTACCCCCAATAGTAGAAGGATAGTGATAATAATCTGGTTCTGTTGAAGCAGGTCTTGGTGGGGGATTCATTATCCCAGGAGGTCCTCCGGCCATTATTTTTCTCCATATTATTTAATTGGTATTATTGAACTATCTATATATTTATATGGCATACAAAGGAAAATTCCGTCCTCAAAACAGGGACAAATATAAAGGAAATGCTAGTGATATTCGATATCGATCTGGGTGGGAATTAGACTTTATGAAATACCTTGACCGACAACCTGAAGTCTTGCGATGGTCTAGTGAGGAGATCATTATACCATATAAAAGTCCAATTGATGGTAAATGGCATCGATATTTTCCAGATTTTTGGGTTCAAACTGCTAAAGGTGAGACTCTAATTGAGATTAAACCAAAAAAACAAACACAACCCCCTAAACCAAACCCCAAACATAAAAGAAGATATCTTAAGGAAGTTAAGACATGGGGAATAAATCAAGCCAAATGGGAAGCAGCTGAAAAGATATGTGAAAAAAGAGGATGGAACTGGCAAATCCTAACAGAAGATACTCTCAACAATACTAAATAGTTATATTATGGCTACAGCAGAAGAACAAACTTATTTAGATAAATTAAAGGATGCAATTAGAACCAACGTAGTATCTGCTAGAGCAAGAGCAGCGGGTGATTGGTTTCGTTCAATTGTTAATAGAACTAGAGGTGCGTTTTCTGGGGAAACTCCAGAGAAAATTCTTAATAGACAAGGAGATGATGAAGCAAGAGCTCTATTAGGTAGAATGTATTTCTTTTCTTATAATCCTAAGTGGAAGGATACGCTTCCGTGGTATGATACCTTCCCTTTAGTTTTTCCTATTGAGAAATATCCTGATGGATTTTTAGGATTGAACTTCCATTATCTTAGACCGAAAGATAGAGCCATATTGATGGATCAACTTAAGATATATGCGAACAATAAGAAGTATGATGAAACTACTAGATTAAGATTATCATACGATTTGTTAAAAGGTTTCTCTAAAATACCAAGAGCAAAACCCACAGTACATAGATATCTTTTAAATAAAACTAGATCTAAATTTGTACTTATTAATGCGGATGAGTGGGAAGTAGCACTCTTTCTACCAGTAGAGAGATTTAAGAAAGCAACTAAGAAACAAGTATGGGCTCATAGCGGGAGAATGTTCTAATGGCAAGTGTTTTTGATGTAGATAATTTCTTAGCCAAAGTAGATGGTCTAGGAAGTTTCATAAGAAAAAATAGATATACTGTTGAAATAATTCCACCTTCAGTTTTGCATTTTCAGGATAATATTGAATTTCTAGTTAAGGGAGTAAGTTTTCCAGCTAGATCTTTTGGAACAACTAATTTTAGGTACGGTGGAAAATATAGTATGGAAATTCCTTATGAAACACCTCCTGGTGAGGCCGTATCAATTGCCTTTCTAGAAACGGGAAAGTTTCCGGCTCGCAAATATTGGTATCATTGGATTCAATCGATTCAAAGTACTAATACTTATAATATGAGATACTATGATGAGTTCAAGGGAACTGTTAAAATTTCAGCTTATAGTGAAACAGAGTCAGAACCTGGAAATCCTAGTCATGTGGTAAAATTAGTAGATGCGTGGCCCAAATCAATAAGTGCTATAGAAATGGGATGGGAAGGTGCTGAGCTAATGGATTTTACTGTGGACATTGCATATAAAAAATGGGAAATTGAACGTTAAATGATTAATTTATTATAGGAGATTATTATGGCTTTACCAAAGGTAAGCACACCCAGTTATGAATTGAAAATTCCATCTACAGGAGAAAAGGTTAAATATAGACCTTTTCTTGTGAAAGAAGAAAAGACATTATTAATGGCATTGGAAAGTGGTTCTGAAGAATCAATGACTAAAGCTATGCAAGATATTATTGAATCTTGTAGTGAAGGAAAGATTAAAACCAAAGAACTAGCACCTTTTGATATTGAATATTTCTTTCTACATCTTAGAGGTAAATCTGTTGGTGAAAAATTAAAAGTAAAAGTTCCAAGACCAGAAGATCTAAAATGTTGTAAAGATGCGGATGCATCAGACCATCATGAAGTAGATATTGATATCGATGAAATAAAGATTGATACTTCAAAGATTAAATCTTCAGAAATAAAAATTACTGATGATATTGGATTGAAATTAAAATATCCTAATGTTGATCTAGTAAATAAATATGCTACAGCAGGTGAAAATATATCTGCTGATAATGTTTTTAAATTGATTGGTGAATGTATCGATTACATCTGGGATGGTGATGATATTTACAAAGCAAAAGATTCTACTAAAAAGGAATTGGATGATTTTATTGAATCTCTTAGTTCTGGACAATTTAATAATGTAAGAGAATTCTTTGAATCAATGCCAAGATTACAACATGAAATAAATTGGGTATGTCCAAAGTGTAAAAAGTTAAAACCCCTAATGTTAGTGGGTGTAGACTCTTTTTTCGCGTAGCGCTGAGTCACGACTCCCTGGCGAATCACTTTCAAACAAACTTCGCCATGATTCAGCATCATAAGTGGAGTTTAACAGAATTAGAAAATATGATACCGTTTGAAAGACAAATATATGTAATGTTATTACAAAAATGGATTCAAGAAGAAAATGATAGAATTCGGAGAGAAAATGCTAAACAAAGGTAGAGGAAATAAATGGCCAAAAGTTTAGATGACATAACAGAACAAATCAAAGAAGCACACGGAGAAAACAAATCCGCGTTTAGTGAAATAATTGCTGGACAAGAAGAATCAATTCAAATTCAATGGGATCAACTTCGTACTCTTACCGGTGTGCTCAATATTCAGACTGATGCACTAGCTGATGCTAGAGAAGCTGCTAGAGAAGCTGCTAGAGTTAAGGGAGATGATGGCGGCGGTGATATACCAGACGCAAAAGTTGAAGAAGCAAAAGCCGGTGGCTTTTTCTCTAGAATGGGAAAAGCTGTAATGAATCCTGTTGGCGCCATGGGTAAAAGTATGAAGTCAATGGGTAAAGGAATTCAAGGATTTCTTCAAGGTCTTGCAAATGGATTAATGGCCTTTGCAAATCCATTAGTATTAAAAGGTGTATTAATAATGTCAATTTCTCTCCCCATATTTGCCGCAGGATTAGCTGCAGCATTTAAGGTCTTCTCAATGATTGCCGGTGAAGGTAAAGCATTAGAAATGATTACTGGAATAATCGAATCACTTGGTGAAGCAATCGGAACTATTCTTCAAAAAGTCTTGGAGGGGTTTGGTAATATGGTCAAAAATATGGGACCATTTATTACAACTTTCTTTAAAGGAATTGCGATAGTAATTAAAGCATTAGAACCAATTCTTGTAGCTGTGTTTACAGCAATAAAAGATATTATTACTGATCCTGTCCTCAATAAAACTATTGTGACAGTATTGAAAGTTGTTGAAACTGCACTTAAAGAACTTAGTAACGTAATTCAAAAAGTAGGTGATGTTATAATAGCTGTTGTGACTAGTATTTCTGGAATTATTGATTCTGTATTTAATGGAATTTCAAAACTTATTAAAACTATAGGTGATGCAATAATAGGAATAATAGATAAAATTGTTGAAGGAATTGAAAGATTAGCAGTTCTTCCTGCTGGAAACATGTTGAAAGTTGCTGCCGGATTAACAGCAATGGCAGGAGCACTTGTACTCTTTTCTGCGGGTGCGGCCATAGCGGGTGCATTCATGCCTTCCGCAGAGACACTTGAAAGAATCGCAGATTCAGTTTTAAAGTTTGCTGACATTGAACCAGGAAATCTTAAAGCTGTTGGTGATGGTATGACAGCAGTTGGTATAGGATTAGGAGTTTTTGGAGTTGGTGGTAAATTAGCAGATCTACTCAAAGTTGAAGGAGGAGGATTAGAATCTGTTGCAGAATCTGTTAGTAAATTTGGAGCAATAGATGCAACTAACTTTGGTATGGTAGGTGATGGAATTAA